TTAGGTGGGTATTAGAGACGTGATTTAGACACCCTAGAGGTCTCGGTTTAAGGGGTGTTCGACAACGGTTAAGAAATGTTTCATTCCTGCGTCGTTGATGTATTTATAATACCTCATCAGAAGACCTTTGTCAACACTTGACACCAGTTCCAAAAGTGGTTAGACTAGGTTTGTCCAGGATGAAAGATAAATTATAACTTATATTCTTCTAAGATATCTAATACTTTATTAAGATACTTATGAGCAAGATCCTTTTCTCCTTGCCATACAGTATCTGGTTCGTTGTAAATATCATTCTTAAGTTTTAGAACTTTTACTTTAAGTTCTTCTTTCATCAAGTAATTCATTCTTGTGTTAATCCTTCAATAAATTTAGATCTCTTTTCCCAAGAGTCTGCGTTTTCATACATATGTCCTTTTTTATATTTTTTATTAATACATTTAGGATCATTTACTTTGGAACAAACAAGGTTATGTAGAGTTTCTTCATTACCTTCTTTTCCCGTACCTGTCCACATGTGTCTACCGTTTAACCAAACGGCTTTACACCTTGGACACTCTTCTCTCTGAACTGAAAGGTCAGAGATCTCTTTATCGGACATTAAAACTGTTCCGTAAGGTACAATAAATTTATTTATAGAATACCTTTTAATAAATAGATTCAGTGTATGAATTTGATAACAAATGAAAAGGTTTCTACCTTTTATTATGTTACTGATGACCGCTGGTGGAGCTACTGCCGGTGAACTTACCTCAAGACATTCTTCCAGTATTCAATTGACTGTTGAAGGACCTGTTGTTCAATCTACAAGAACTGGTTCTTCCTACTCTGTTTCTGGAAGTAATATTTCGGTAACTACATTAGGTGGCCTTACTGGAGGTTCTGCTACTGCTCCTGCCACGATTAGTGCTGGTAGTTATACTATCAATAATGATGGACAAGCATTTAACTTCTCGGAGTCATCCTTTATTGGTGACACTCCTGTAACTTCACAGACTCAACTGTCTAATAACGGAAGATTCGATACCCCTAATCTTTACAGTGAATCTACTACTCAAGTTGGTGGATCTGCTGGCACTCTGGCAGGTACTATTAATACTGCTGGTGATATGACCCTCACGGCTGGTGGTCCTGGTACTACAGCAACAGGACAATTCGTAACAGAATTGGTTGTCAAATAACTTAGATAGATAATCATGACTAGATTACAAGAAGCAATCGGTCTTGGGTTGATTTTAGGTGTAACTCATGGACTGTTCCAATCCTCTGGAGCAGTTCCAGTAGTTCCCAACTTTACACAAGGCAGTATGACTAGTCGTACCGAAACGACTCAAAAGATTACAGAGACCATCAACTCGATGGACTACAGTACAGGTTATCAATACACAATAACTGGAAGTGGTATTACAGCATCAGGTAGTCTTTCACCTGGTACATCTGAATCTTCATCACAAATTGAAGGAGTGACATCAAAATGGATAGGATTAAATACAAGACCAACATTCACACAGACGACACCAGGAGCAGCGTTTCAGTTCACAGAAACCTATCAGGGTCCTGGTTTAAGCAATCAGACGATTATCCAAAGAGAAACAGAAGTAAAAAGTATAACGGATACGACCTCAGTATTCACTCAATAATAGGAGCAATGTTGGTTGGATTATTATCTCCGACTGCAGCACTATCTGAAACTATCGGTGGTGTTAGTGCCACTGCTTCTCCTGTGGCTAACAGTAGTGGTTCTGTTACCAATCAGGCCATCCAGGTTCTCCAGGGTCCGTATATTACGAACACATACGGCAACGGGATCCAGTGTCAGGGTCCTACGCTAAACCTTACACCATATATTACTGGTAGTATATCGACACAAAAACCTTGGGAACCTTATTACAATGACCCTGTGTATGATGTAACAGATAATTTTGGTGCCTTTGATGAAGATGGAAATCCTAAAGGTGATGGGATTTTAGATAATCCTGGTGATGTCATCTTCTATAAGAAAACAAGAACTGGACAGAAAGATAGTTATAATCTTGGTCTCGGTATTTCTGCTACTTGGTCTCGACCATTAGATAAAAAATTACAAGACCAATGTAAAGAAGCAGCCGCTGCTAACATCGCAATGATGCAACAACTGACTGCTAATAAAAGATTAGATTTTGAGATTGCCAGGTTGAAGAATTGTGGTGAATTGATGAAGCAGGGTATCATGTTCCACCCACGCTCACCTTATTATAAAGTCTGTGCTGATGTGGTAGTAAACAATCCACCAGGACACCAGCATCCACATGTCCATGCTATCCCTTCGGTTTCGAGATCTTCTTCAACGCCCGTATCGCCTCCGTTTTCTCGCGCTGAAGATCTTGGCGCTCCTTTACAGATAAAACAGGAACCGACTTCCCCCTGATAGCAGCAATCTTTTTCATAACTTTTTTGACCGTTGGTTTGATAACCTTTAGTAGGATATCTGCCAGCGGTTTTGCCATAAGTGCTGATGCTGTTGCGACAACAGCAATACTTGAGGTAGTTACTACAACGCCAGCAGCAGGAAGACCAGCAATTACTTGCTCTGGTAGAGGCACAGGTTCTGTAATCTGAATACACTGGTTGCCAACTAACTGATAGTCAGTAACCTTCTTTCTAAACCCTTCAATGTATGTGCCGACAGGTTCCTTCGCTGCTTGTGCTGGTGTGGGGCAGTCCACCTTAGCAGTAGCAGCGGGAGTTTTAGGTATCGGTAGGTCTGGTGCTTCGGGAGCTTTAGGTTGCCTTGTATCTACAGCAGGACGCTGAGTAGGTAGCGTCTGGTTAGGTTCAAAGTTGGGAGGATTGTATGATGGCACTTGACCATCACAGAAGGTCATGTTACCCCTAGGGTCAACTTCCCTGAGGTCATCAGTCTCTCGTGTCTCTACACACCCAGGTATGTCAACCACAGGCATTCCTATATCCACAGTAACTGGAATAGGATAACCAGTAAAGACTTGGGGTATAGAATTGTCAAAAATTTTCACTTCAGGAATTTCATTTCCCCGTATCTTTATTGGTTTGATTTCCATTAGCAATCATTAAAAACTGATCCTACTTCTGAACCAAGTTCAGATCCTGCCTTTTGTCCTAAGAGAAGTGCCCATCCACTTGCCAACCAACCCACGTAGGGGATGCTGGATACTGCTGGTACAATTAAACCAGCACTAATTGCTGTTCCTGCCATTGCACCTTGTGACCGTGCTCCAGCGTCCGCCACTATACACTCTATGTCTTCTGCAGACTTTCCCTCGCCATTAATGGCGCCCCCTATATTTCTATTACCTCCAGCAGTGTACTCATCACGACGATACTCAATTCTTTTTTCTGAGCCACCACCAAATAAACCTCTTTTGGTTTTATCTAAATCAAGATTTTTTTCAGATGATAAAACTTTCGGATCATCTGCCCTATATCTTATGCTGTATCCATCTTTGTTGACATCAACCTGATAGGATGAGTATCTTCCTTGAGGTAGATTGACAATAGGATGCCTAAGACTATCAGATGACCTGATAAGGTGCCCTAGAACACCAATGTGAGCAAAGGCAACAATACCACCTACTGTAACAGCAAACCACTTGAGGGGAGATTTGGGAGTCATTTTACGCTAGGAATAGCAGGACCTGTGGAATTTGGAATCTTGGGCATCTTGGATTCAAGCATACCAGGAAGGGCAGCAGTGACTGCTTCTGTTGCTGCCTTAGTAGCAGCACTCTTTGCCTGATCAATCAGAGCTTCCTTATTAAGAAGGACATAACTTGTGCCACCTATAAGAGCAGCAGAAGTCAAACCAGATAAGATTGCAATTACATTAATTACTTTTTGCATTTTTGTAATTTTGAATGGAAAGAAGGGTAGTATAAGGTATCCATGCAGGATGTTCATCACCAAACTGAACTTGGACTTCAGTGATTACTTTTTGTAATTGTATACTGTATGTTTGTCTTGTGTTTTTAACACAACTTAGTGGACTAGTCATTGAAGTCTTTCATAAACAGTTTCATATCTCTATCTAGCTCTTTTTTCAACTTACGCTTCATCAATTCTATTTTAATTCTTAACGGAATGTATCTTATTTGAAGGTCCAACCAAGCAAACACTCTTAATGTTCCTTCAATTCCAGCATAAGCAATCATCAAAGCAACAATAGCAACTGTCAGATAGAGACTAATCATTAAATCAAAGTTCCTTTAGCACGTCTAATTTCTCTTAGTTCTTCAAAGTTTTTCTGCTTAGTTCCTCCATCGTATGCCCAGGCATATCCTTCGGTGATCATTTGTTCGTTGAGAGAGACTTCTCCATCTCCAATATAAAGCCATCCCAGGAGTCTACCGTATTTGCCAACACCCCCAACAAGCTCAGTCCTAATAACGAGGTCATCATCACCAGAGATAGCACCATTGAGCTTGTCTTCGAGCCAGTGGGTTGCATCGTAACCAAGAGCCTTCTCTTCGTCGTCCTTAGTTCGTTTCTCTGGCGTATCGACTCCTGCAACTCTGACTCTTTCTTTCTTATAAAGGTCAAAACCCAGATCAATAGTGACATCGATTGTATCACCGTCTACAACCCTATTTATTTCCACTACTCGGAAATTATAGCAGGACTTCCTGCTAGGTGGAAGCATAGCACCCATTACTTCTTCTTACCTCCGTTCTTAGCTTTCTTTGCTGTTGCGTTGCCCTGGTTCTGCTTCTTGTTGTTTGCAGTCCCCTTCTTGCCCTTGTTCGGACTCTTGGACATCTTCTTCTAGTTCCTTATGTGATAGGCGTAAGATATATATGACACAATATAGCGTAAATGCTAATCCACAGCACAGAAGTATGATTACGGACCAAACAGGATCATTAATATCATTCATGTTTATTGAAAGGCTCCCAGTGTTGCCACTTGTATCTGTGTACTGTCCATATGCCTATGATAGGAAAAACAACTAAAAGATAACAAAGGAATCCTAATGATACTGGATTTTCTAATGCTACTCTTGCGAAGTGTCCCATTTTTTTCTAAAATACCTGTCTACTTGATTTAAACAATCTAATGGTGCTGACTCATCACTCATTGCCCAGTCATAACAATAATCAATCATACTTGAAGTAACATGGTTTACACCATACAATCTAGAAAAAGATGATGATGCAAAATGGAACCTTTGCTTAGTGTGCGGTCCCATTTCCCTTATAGTCTTTGGAATCATAATAGTTACCTTTTCTTGTAGCAACAAATAATGTTGTCAAGACAAAAGGCACTGCTATAACTAACAGTGCCTTACCAAGTAAGTATTCCATTAGGTATTTGCAACTACTCTATCTATGAGAAATTGCTCACATTTACATATAGATTGTTTTGAGTTACTAACATCAAATTGTTGGCATTACAGGTGGTTCACCAGACTTCTTATCCGTTACAGTAGAAATTTGAATTGGTGCCTGTTCAATACGAATTGTTTGAGCAGGTGCTGTCTGTGCAGCAGCAGCAATCAATTTCTCAAGATCTGCTTTAGTGATTCCGCCACCAGTACCCATCTTCATTGTGCCATCACCAGATTTCTTTGCTGTCTGGACACCAAAGGTAGCTAGAACCCCAGTGAACACGGATGCAATAAAAGTGGGATCAAGTTTCTGTTCTGGAATACCAAGAGCAGCTGGAAGTTTAATATATGCCAGGGTAAGAATACCACCAGACCAGACTAGAATCCCCAGTCTAACCATTGTACTGATTGCTTCTAACTGACCTTCATGATCCTCAGCAGCATTTTTTATCTTGCCAAGGAAACCTTTTTTCTTTTCTTCTTTAACTTCAGGAGATTCTTGATTCTTGTCTGACATTATAGAGTATGTGAGGCTCTGTTATTTATTTTTTTGTATTAAAAAAGGAGGACTAATCCTCCTCTACTTTATTGTTGAAGATACTCAAGAACTTTTTCTGGAGTGGATTCTTCATAGGGATCAGTGTCTGCATTGTCTCTAAACCCTTCTTCAATGAAGAGTTTCTCAATGATTCCATCATTAATGACAGCAGCATAACGCCAACTACGCTCACCAAAACCAAGGTTAGACTTACGAACCAAGTAGCCCATAGAACGGGTGAAGTGGGCATTGCCATCAGGAATAAGTTTTACTTTCTCAATACCCTGATCTTTTGCCCAGGCATTCATCACAAAGCCGTCATTAACAGAGATGCAGTAAATATCATCGATCCCAAGTTGAACAAACTCTTCAAATCGTTCTTCAAATCCAGGGAGTTGATAAGCACTGCAAGTAGGAGTAAATGCACCAGGCAGACTAAAAATAACCACACGCTTACCAGTGAAGAGATCCAGGGAAGGTTTAGTAACAAACTCTCCATTCTCACGGAATACAAACTCTACTTGAGGGACTTGAT